CTTAGGAAGGAGAGGAGATGTGGTGTTGCAGGCAGGAGTGGGCTAAGCTATTATTTTTCAAAGGTTTGAAGTTTGTTTAACATTCTTTAGAATATTATTTTTAAGGGTCTTTTATGCCAGTTCATGCTGTTTTTGTGGATTATCGGTCCATTGGGTCAACGAACCAATCGCTTTGGCGGAGAAGGTCGCCATATTTGGTCCAGATGCGCTTGTCAACCACGTCGCCGAAGTGGGTGGCATCTTCAGGAAGGATGGAGTCGTTGCGCTCGGCTCGTTTGTCCTTGGTGAATTTGCCTTCACGGGTGACGACACGGGTGTTGTTCATCGAAATGAGGATGTGCTTGCACTTGGAGGCGTTGAATCGCTTAAGTGGATAGCGCGGGTCGGTCTCTGCAAGGATGGAAGCCCAGAGAAGATATTTGTCGTGTTGTGGTGGTTCTTGTCCTCGGTGCGCGTGTTGTTCTACTTCCCATCCGTTTTTGATGAGTCGCTGAATGGCGATTTCGTTGTAGCTTCTCTTGTTGGAGGCAGAACGATGGTCGCCGTATCGGTCACGGTAGAACTTCACCACCTTTCGGGCATGGTATCGGTAATAGTGGAGAAACTTGTCGATGAGTGCGTTCACCATCGTGTCGCTGGTTTCGTCGTTGTGAACGAAAAACTCGTTGATGGTGTTGTCAACGATGCGCCCATCATTGTGCAGGACTTTCGTGTTGAAGTCGAAGGTTGTTTCCTGTGCTACTTCCATGAAGGAGGCAGCTGAACCCCAGTCGAAACAAATTTCGAGCGGTTGGTTGGGGTTGCAGTCGGCATCCATTCGGCTGTCCGTATTTGCCAGTTCAGTCCAGTTGAAGTCACTGTTCTCTGCGAAATCACGAATGAAGTCGTCGTTCGTCGCATTCCAGTATTTGTGTCGCTCATCGAGTTGGTAGTAACAATGATCTATCTTGTCGATGACATAATTGAGGATTTCCACCATGAATGTGAGTTTGTCCATGACAGCGTATTGGTTGAGGATGTACGACATTCCCACGTTAGCTACGTTGTCGAAGATAGATGCAAGGATGAAGAGTGTACCTTCCTTGGAAACGAATGGCTGGATGGTGCGTCGGAGTCGCACGGTCTCATTCCATATTTCTCGAAAGAGGCTCTTGTCGTTTTGGAGCTTTGCATCGATGAGTTGGAGTTGCAGCTTGACGATTTGGTTCCACACCTCGAAGAGTCGGATGCCGCGTTCTTCCTCATAGTATTTGGCAGGTTCCAGAAGCCACTTTTGGTTTGCCTCATAAGGCATGGAACTGACGAAGGTGTTGCCATGGTGCTTATAGATGGGCTTGGGAGACAGTCGTCCGAAGATGTGCTCATTACCTCGGTTGGTTGGTGCCACTTCCTGGTCGAACTGGTCTTTGTCGATAGTGAGTGCTTCGTCGGTGATGTTGTAGTCGGCATTGGGTCCACGGCTGTTGCCATCCTGCGTAAGGATGTAGAGCGTGTGTCCGTTGCTGAAGGTGATGCAATGTTCAAAGGATAGCAGGTGCTCATAGGGAAGATACCATCCTTCAGGCGGTTTGCGGCATACCACATAGTCGCCCTGCTTCGTATTGGAGTCGTACTTCTTATAGCCCAATTGCTCCAACATCTTGAAGGAGGACGGCAGCGTCTTGGTGAGTGCCTGACCGTAGGTGGCCTGTGCCAGTGTGGTCACACCACGCGGCATGATGCGCACGTTCTCGTCGATTTCGAGGCCGACCATGACCGACTTGCCAGTACCACGGGAGTAGATGGCATACTTGTTCTTGGCCGGCATCATCCAGAATGCGAGCTGGGCAGGGTTGATATTTAGGTTTTCTTCCCACATGGAGAGTGAAAAGTGAAGAGTGAAAAGTGAAAAGTGAAAAGTAGGCGAAGGCAGAACCTTTGCTTACGGGGAACGGTGGATTAGAAGCGGGAGAAGATGAGGAACTGGTGTCCTTTGTGGTCTTCGCGGTGTGCAGCGTTCGGTTGTCCGACCGATTCGCAGAGTTCGTCGGCTTGGCGAGGTGTGAGGGCCTTATTGATTTGTACCAGGACGGCGGTGGTGGTGATGGTAATCATCTCGATGCCTCGAGCCGACATGAGCTTGCGCACAAGGCGTTTGTCAATGAGTCTTTCCATGCTATGAGTCAAAAATTTCTTCTGCTGACACTTCCTCCAGCGGTTGATAGACGGTGTCGAGAATCAGTCGTTTGTCTTCTGCTGAGAGGGAGCGTAGCTGGTCGAGCGATACGTTGAGCTTTTGGCCTGTTCCGTTGTTGACTTGGATGTAGAACACGTTTTTCTCCATGCGTCGTGGGTCGTCCACGGCTGCTGGTTTTTCTCCGATGAGTTCGTGCAGCACCTTCTTCGCTGCATTCCAGTTCTTGAAGTCGTCTTTTTCTCGGCACCTTTTGATGAGTTCGATTTGGTCCTTGATTTGCCATGCTTGCCAAAAATCCCAATCGAAGGTGTGGCGCGACTTGAACACTTCCTTCGCCAGTGCGATGTCCTTGCGCAGTTGGCTCACGCTCACCCTGTACTTCTCGCGCAGCAGGGAGAGAACGGCAGCGTCGTTGGGGTTGTCGTCCATCATCTGCGCAGCCGACAGTACACGGTTGTATTGTGCTTGCTGGTCGGGTGAGAGTGGTGAGTTGTCGGGATCGAGCACATGCGCCATGACGGCTTCATGGTCGAGTTCTTCGAGTGATTTTTGGCCTTTGTGGTACTTCATTCCTACATTCGTGCAACAAGTTCATAGTCTATCTTATCGAGATAGACAGAGAGTATTTCTATTTTCCTCTCATACTTAGCCTTGAGTGGTCCTTCAGGCAGCGGATTGGGTTCACTTGCCTTGGTTTCCTGCTGGAAGTTTATCATGTTTCGAGCTCGTGCAATCTTGGTCTTTGTGCGTGTCTTGCGGTACTTGAGCTCCTTCACAGTGAGGGCTTTCAGTTCTTCATCCACAGCCAATTCTTCTTCAGCCGTCGTTTCACTGCTTTCACCGGAAGTGGAAGGAACGGAGGATTCGAGGCTTTTCATGGAGTCAGAGTCGGGTACGACTCCCTCTTTCAAGTAGGCATCGTAGAATGGGTATAGGTTCTCCATCAGCGTGGTGCACTGGTCGATGATATCCGACAGTTCCTTGCGTTTCAGCATGGTGTTGATGTCGTTGTCCTCTGCCATTGACTGCATCTCACGGAAAGCCTTGTCACGCTTCTTGTACTGTGTGGCATATTCACGGATGATGCTGGTGATATTGTCAGGCTTTTGCTCCTTTCCGGATTCGATGCGTTCTGCCACAGCGAGGATGGCAACAGATTCCTTTTCGTCGGTGTCGGCTGGTGCTTCTTGCCCTTCGAACACATGCAGTTCTGCATCGGTATCAGGCACGTTCTCCACCTGTGGCTGTGGTGTGGAGAAAATCATAATCAGTTCGCGGACGAGGAAGGTGAGTCGCTCCATGGCGCATGGTCCTTCACGTCCCACCTTGGCCAGTTTCTTCACGACTGTTGGCTTGAATCCTGACTCTCGCAGCAGTTCGATACCATCATTGAAGTCTCTTTTGCTCTTGAGCCACTTGATGGCTAATGAGCGCGTTGATGTCTGTATTTCCATGTGGTTGCTATTTTAGGCCTTCCCGTTTCGCGGGAAGGAACGGTGTTTATGCAAAGATAGGCAGCCGAAAAGTCCTATAGATAGGACAAAGAAAGTGAAAAGTGAAAAGTGAAAAGTGAAGAGTGAAAAGTGAATGGAGGACACAAGAAAAGCGACACACCACAGGCATGGGAGCCGTGACATGTCGCACAAATATAGATATTACGAAGAGAGCCTATTCGTTTGTTGGAGTGAGGATTTCTACCTTGTCTCCTTGATAGACGAGCTTGCGAGGGCAGTCGTACTGGAAGCGGAGAGGAACACGGTTCACATCGCTGTCAGCACGCTGTCCAGTGGTGGAAGCATCAGCAGCCACACGACGTGCAGCAGTGCGTGCGTCACCCATGAGGTAGGATACACCGTTCTTGTCGGTCACGATGAGGAAAAGACGACGTCCGCGAGTGGCATTTTCAAATCCGAAGATGACAGAATTCATCTTTGCGCGGTCGATATCGAGCTGGTAGCGTACGGACTGTCCTCCTTCTTCGCCCTGGTCTGTGATGGTGAGGACGGCTGAGCCTTCAGTGCCAACGAGCTTGTATGCGCACTTGCCCGCCTTCATGAAGAGGTCTCCACCCCATTTGCCTGCGGCATCAAAGGTCATGGAATCGCCGACTTGTCCAGGTCCTGGAAGGTCTGGGAATTGGTCCACATCATCCCAGTAGCCATAGATTACTTCCTGTACCACACCAGCGAGGTTGTCGAGGTCGGCACAAGAGATGGCTTCGTCGATGTTTGCGAGAGAAATACAATTAGCCATATATATATTAATGAAAAATGAAAAGTGAAAAGTGAAAAATTCAGAATAGGCGAAGGCAGAACCTTCGTTTACGGAGAAAGGGTCCTCCAGCCGAAGCTGGAGGAACGGAGGTTATGCTGGAGTGACTGGTTGGTCGTTCACGCAGAGCATGCTCTTGTCGAGGCACACGAACTGGAATCCGATGACGTACTTGCCAGCAGCAGTGTAGTGGTAAGGATTGCCCGATGCAAATGCCTTGAGCGTCTGCATGTCGGAAATCTTGTCAGTACCCCAGCAGACGTTGTCCTGGAAGGTGAGCATACAGAACTGAGAGCCTGAAGGCATACCAGTGAGACGAACAATCTCAACTTTTTGGTTGGTGTTGAAGAGGTACTTCGTGCCAGCAGTCTCAGCACCGCTACCGATGATGAGTGTGCCCTGGTCAGTGAGCCAGTCGTCGTAGAGGTCAGCCACATCAGGAGCGATGAAGAGCTTCGAGTTCTGACGGCGGAAGGTCTGAGGCATCTGACGCCACATCTCGAGCAACTTGGTTCCCACGTTAGCACGTGTGAAAGCACCTGTTGCATAGAGGTTGCCCTTAGCAGCGGAGATGTTGCCAGCAGTCTTCTCATCCTCCACGATGGAGAGGATACCATTGAAAGCCTTGTCGATGGTGGTGTCAGCAGCGGCAGCACTGTACTTGGCGAGGAGCATGTTGTCGTGGAGGTCAGCCTGTGCAGCCTTCACGCCGTAGTTGTTGAGCCAGATTTCGAACGGATGCTTGAGCGGGTCGAGTCCACCAGCAATCTCACTGATGAACCAGCGGCGGTAGCGTTCAGGTTCGTCGTCCATCTCCATGACTACAGGATAGACGGTGAGTGTACGAGGGATAACTTTACCGTTGGCAGTCACGCCCGTGAAGGTTCCCGTGTATTTTTTGGAAACAGAACCGAGAGCGGTACGTCCAAGAGTGATAGAGTCGCGCACGCCTGGGATGAGCGTGAAGTGCTTCAGGATGTCGAATGCCTCGAGCTTGTCGAGGGTGATGAGCAAATCCTTGTGCTTGCGCACCGCGGTGTTGACGGCGGTGATGTCGATAGGAGTTGTGTAGTCCATATTAATGAAAAGTGAAAAATGAAAAGTGAAAAGTGAAGAGTGAAGAAGGGCTTTGGCTGAGCCAAAGCTTACGGAGAAGGGTTACCAGTTGCGAGCTTCAGCGTTGATGGGGTCAACAGCCGATTCGTTGAGCTCCTTCTGCTTGGTCTCTTCCTCGGAGTTGGCAGGTGTGATGCCTGCACCAGCTGGAGCGGTGAGTGGAACGCGGTCGAGCACGTTCTTGACAGCGAGCACCTTGTTGTTCAGTCCTTCGATGTCCTTCACGTTGTCGCTGATAGCGTCGAGGGTGGCAGTTGCCTTGTTGATAGTCTGCTGGAGCGTGTCACGTTCCTTCAGTGCGTTGTCGAGAAGCTGAAGCTGTTCGACGGTGATTGTTGCCTTGTTCTCAGCAACTTCAACACCTGCAATCTTGAGCAGTGCGTTGATGAAAGAGAATGATTCGTTCATTGTTGTTTGTGGATTTTGGGGTGTTTGGGTTGTTTGGATGTTTGCGGAGGCAGAGTCTTCGCTTGTGGAGAAGACGCGTCGGAGTCGTTCGATGAGGGAAGGCGAAGCGTTTTCGGGCTCGAATGCCGGTGCAGGAATATGAAGTGCAGCGCAGTTGGCCACGATGAAATTCTGCTGATCCTTCGTGATGCTCTTTCCGTCGGCCTTCACGATGTCGTCCACGAAGCCCAGTTCTTTCACTTCGTCGGCCTTCAGCCATCGAGCCTCGTTCATCAGTGCAATCATGTCTTCCACACTCTTGCCTGAGCGGTCGGCATACTTCTTCGCGATGGTGAGGTCTATGGCTTCCTGGTTCTTCTTGTCCTTCTGAAGCTGCTTGATGGTTTCCTCCAGGTCCTTGGCATCCATCTGTTTCCAAATATCAACGGTGATAGAGGAACGGTGGCAGAGCCAGAAGCCGTCGGCAGCCATCTCGATGCGCTTGGCAGCGAATGCCATCCAAGTGACAGCTGAAGCACAGAATCCGAGGAAGCGCACGGTGACATTGCCATGGTCGGCAAATTCCTGTGCAATCATCATCGCGTCGTTCACACTACCACCAAAGCTGTTGACACGGCAAAGGACTGCCTTGCCCTTGTTCTGGTGAAGCATGTAGCGCACGTTGGAGAGCTGATAGCCGTAGCCATCAATCATTCCGCGGATGTCGATTGTTACTTGTTCCATGAGATGCAAAAATTTAGGTACGAGCAAAAATAATCGTTTTGCCCGTACCTTGAAGGGGACGCAAAGGTGCGAAAAATGAAGAAATTAGAGAGAAAAAAGGGCTTTGGCGGAACCAAAGCTAACGGAGAAGGCCTTATTATATATTATAAGGAGAAGGCTTGTGGGTCGATGAGGATGGATGGTGTTGGCTCGTTGGCAGCGAAGGTGAAGGCAGTGCCGTTACGGGTAGAGCCGTCGGTGCCTGTCGTCTTGGCAGATGTGAAGGTAAGTGGCACTTCGGGAGTTCCAGATAGCACGACATCGCCGTTGGCATCCTGATGCACCACCATCCATTTGCCACGGCTCAGTTCGTTGACCTCCTTGATACCTGCATGGCGCGGAATAAATCCCGAAATGGCGACGGCATAGGTGTCGCCAGCATCCTCTACGCGGTGTTCCTCCGTCCAGCTGGTGGATGCAGGTGCATAGACGGGCAGCTGGATGATGTTGGCATTGGCTTGGAGTGTGAGTCGTGCTGTTCCCTTGGATGGCTGAAGGAGGATGGACTGCACGTCCTGTGGTGGAAAGGCATAGATGGAGGAGATGCCACCCACGTTGTCGAAGCTGAAATCAATTGTTTTCATACGTTTCTAAGGCTTTTGCGGATATTGTCCCATTTTCGGACAGTTTTTCCAAAATAAAAGTTGAAATTTTCTGTTCAAATTCATAAAAGATATTGTTTTTGGGTATTTTCTTGTCACGAAGCCATAGTTTCCTGATGGAATCCACAGGCCAGATTTCGTCGTTCATATTGAACTTGCGATAGAAGCGAGTGATGCAGTAGGAGAGGTTTCCCGACATGGCATAGAGGCTGGAGAGGTAGGTGAGGAGAATCGTCTTGCATCGGATTTCGAGTGCCTTGTTGAGCGCACCCTCATCCGTGAGGCTGATGGCCCATCCGTGACGCACAAAGATGTCGTGCGAAATCATGAAGCGCATTCGACAGTTGCGCCGCTGGTTCCTGGCATTCTCTTCGAGGTCCTTCTCGCGTCGGAAACTCTTCTTCACGAGCTTTGGCGTGAAGAGAGCGTTCAGGAGACTGTCCTTTCGGATGTCCACGAGGTCGGGAATGTCCGTTTTTTCCACTCCATAGTTGTCTAAGAGGTATTGTCTCACGTAAGGGGTGACTGACACCCAGACGTAGTAAATATCTTTTTTTTTCATTTTCGCTTTCGGGTGTTGTGTTTTTTGATTTCAACGTCCAACAGTCCAACAAAACGGCTAACTCATTGATTTACATAGTCGTTGGCTTGTTGGACGCTGTTTTTTGCCGTCCAACAGGGCGGT